CTGTAGATGACGTTGCGATTTTGGCTGCTGGCGAAGATCCAATGTTGGCTATTCGTAATCAGTTAGCTGATGCAATCAACAAGTTAAACAACGCTCGTTTGTTCTCACAACTTGCTGGTTTATTCGGTACTGCTCTTAGTGGTAATGCACTTGATGTTGCTAAAGCTGCTGCATCTGGAGCTGCTGAAGCTAACTATTTAAGTGCTTCAACAATTGCTCAGGCTAGAGCGAAATTGGGAGAAAGAGGCGAAGAGCCAAATCTTCTAATTGTTCACCCTAATGTTGCTTACTACCTCTATCAGGTAGGAATGCTTTCATTCTCCACAGATGCACTTTCTACTGGAACAGGTATCCAGTGGGGTGGTGGTGGAGTTGGCGTTGGTGCTAGAGAAGTTGGTCAATTTGCTGGCTGTAGAGTCATCGTTGACGAAGCTGTTAACACAGTTGCTCCTGGTACTGGCGGTCATCTTACTGAGTACTACTGCTACTTAGTTAAATCAGGCACAATTATGGAAGGTGTTCAGCAAGATCTAAGGATTGAAGCTGATCGCAACATCTTGTCTAAGCAGAATGTACTTTCTGTCGATTATCACACTGCGTATCATGTAATGGGTACTAAGTGGGTAGATGCTGGAGACAACCCAACCAATGCAAACTTAGCTACTGCTAACAAGTGGGAAGCTACTTATGACATTGATTTGATTCCTATGGTTCAGATCACTGTTAACACTCCATTGGATACAACTACTATCTGATTTATACTAAAATCAATAGGGAATGGAATAGACCCTCACCATTTATTTGGTGGGGGTTTTTTATGACGCTACAATATAGAGGAAATATATTTTAAGGATTGTGGCTGCAACTATAAATGCCACGTTGAAGTCAGCAACAGCTAATAGCTATGTGACTTTAGCTGAAGCAAACGCTTATTTTGAAACCGTCCCAGATTCAACGGATTGGGATAATAAGACTGATGATCAAAAGAATCGAGCATTAATATCTGCTACGAGATGGATTGATGATTTTAATTATTACGGTGATCGTTGTGATGATGGTCAAGCATTGAAATGGCCCAGGAATAATTATGAAGTGGACAATGTAGAACTTGCTTGTACTTCAATCCCTCAAAAAATCAAATATGCACAATATGATTTAGCAAGACAGTTAGCAAATGAGACAGACGCAATGACTGGGAACAAAGGAACAGATGGAAATTATGAAGAGGTAGAGATGGGAGGTCTTAAAGTTAAGTACAACACCAAGACTCAAGGAACAGGATCTAATAATAATATTTTAGATGTTTACCCCTGGTTACAAAGTCGTTTAGGAGCTTACATGCTAGGTGGTGCTGGTAATTTCCAGATGAGACTTGTTAGAGGTTAATCATGGCAGGAGCATTAGACACAGCATTTAAAGCAATTGCCAAACAGGTTGTATCTGATCTTGGGACAGCTTTAGACACAAGTATCACTTATAGCCGCAAAGCTATGGGTACATACAACGCAGCAACAGGAAACCTAAACGCTGTTAAGACAGATTATGTTATCAAAGTACCTGTTGAATTTGTTAACTCCAGTGAGGAAGGGGGTTATCAAGAAAATACTGCTAGGTTATACATCACCCCAGACCTTATAGGAGATAACCAACCCCTTCTCCAAGATGAAATATCCTTAACTTTCTCTGGGTCAACCAGAATTGCAAAAATAACAGATATAAGGACACTTAAGGGTGGTCAGGAGTATCTTTTCCGTATAGATGTGGTTTTCTAATGACTTTAGTTAAAGCTAGAGCAGCCCTAGAAGTTGCTATAAGAGACTCCTTAAAAGACAATCAACCAAAGGTTACAGTAGTATTCGACAATACTCCTTTTACTACCCCAGGTAGAATGAAGAAGTACGTTCTTGTAAGTATAGACTTCGATACAGCTACCTATCAACCTCAAGGAGCAGCCCAAACTTACTACACTGGTAGAGTAAGCTGCGGTATCTTAACTCCAAAGGATAAGGGAAGTGGCGAATCTTCTGCTGTATCTCAATCAGTAATAGACGGTTTAATCTCCATAAATGCTTCCGACTACACAGATACATACTCTGTATCTCCCCGTGTTTCAGAAATATCTGGACCGTCTTTTACCAACAACGAAAATAACAGCCATTATTTAAGTACAGTGAGTTGTACTTTTACAGCCAATGCCTAGAAGGAAACTACTAACCAGTCTCGCTAACGACATTGAAAAGGCCGTACAACAGGCAAGAACTGAGGCAGCTAAGGAGATTGTCGTTAATTTGCAGGAAAAAGGACCGTGGTGGACAGGTACCTTTGCTAAAAGTTGGGTAGTGAGTAACTACCCAGTTGAAGGAGGTCTTATAGACAGAGAACCTGATCCTCCTTGGTGGGATGATGAAGCTATAGCAAACGCTAGAAGACCCAGAAGAAAGCAAAGACCTGATTTTCCTGTTGTAAACATAAATCAAACTTTATATATAGGTAACGCTTCTAAATACGGTTTATTTGCAACAGGTTATTGGGGAGAAAAGATACACCACCATCAGTCAATGATGGATACAAGTGGAAAAAAAGTTACTTACGCTCAACATGGAGATACTCGGAAACTTACAGCTAACATATTTCCTCAAGCTAGTTGGTACAGAATTTATCTGAACAATCCACAATATTTAATGAGAGACATAAATAGGGCTTTTAGATCTAAGAAGTTTGTTATACGTAAGGCAAATAGAGATGTATCTTGGAAAAACAAAAACTACACAGGAAATATAGGTCTATCTGGAGAATCGTATAACTATACTCCTAAATCTTATTTGGATCTGTAAAGTTGCTATTTTGATTCATAGGTTATACTACAGAAATAAATACAAAATTACATGGCTGCTGAACGTGCTATAGATAAGCTGAAAAAAGCTTACAATGTCGAAAATCGTAGTAGTTACGCTATTTATAAAGGAGAGGAATTAGTACTCAAGATCTTTTGGTCTCCTATAACCATTGCTGATAGAGATAAGATAAATACCACACTAAGAGCAATGGGTAAGGGAGATGAAGAAGGTAGTCTTGATTTTGCGCTCCAGGTAATCATTGAAAAAGCACAAGATAGTGCAGGAAAATCCTTATTTACAGAAGCAGATAGACCATCTCTAAGGAGAGAAGTCCCTTTGAGTGTCTTACTAGACATCATGGCTAAGATGCAGGACTTGGGGGATGAGGTTGACCCAGATGCCGTAAAAAGCACAACTGGAGAAGAATAATTATCTCTATCTCCAGTTTGCAATAGCAGAAAAGCTAGGCAAAACACACAAGGAAATAGCAACAACGATGACAACAGAAGAGCTATACGCATGGAGCGCATATCTTGAATTAAAAGGTGAAAGAGAAGAAAAAGCATACGAAGATGCTCGAAGAAAGTCCCAATACAAGAACGTACGCTAAACTATTATTATTGATTAGGTAATCTAGTGGCAGAAGGCGGAGCAACCTATACCGTAAATATTGAGTTAGCTACTCGTCAGTTCAGCCAGGACTTACGAGATCTAAAGAACAAGATAAAAAACGAGCTAGGTAAATCTGTAAAAGTAGCGACTACACCAGACCAAAAAGCAGAAGCTAAAGAGAAGGCAAGAAAATTACGTGAGAAAAGAGTAGAGGATCAAGAAGCAAGAAAAAGATTCTATAACGCAGATAAAATAAATGCTTTTCGAGTAAGACAAGGAAGGGCTACGGCTAAAAATAACGAATTATTGAAGCTAGGTCTAAAAGTTGAAGGGAGGCAGAAGGATATTGGTGCAGCTATGGAAGCCGCAGAAAAAGGTAAATTTCAATGGGCAGAAGCAAAACTTAAAGTAGCGAATGAGCAGATAAAGAACGATTTTAAGGAACTAGACCTAATTAATAAACAAACTGAAGCTGAGAAAAAACTAACTGCTCAAAATAAAAAGAAAGCAGAGGCAGAGAAAAAGGCGCAAGACAGGGCTAAAAAGGTGGCTGATGCTAAGAAAGTAGAAAGAGAAAATAAAGCAAGAACAGGGCCATACGGTCAGAGGATGTACGGTCCAATAGATAAATATGGGACTCAGGTATACACAGGATATAGAAACCCAAAAACCCCGCCAGTACCAAAATCAGGTGCAGCTTTACCCATAGATTTAGGACGTAAAGGCACTGGTATGTTTGCCACACAACAGACTAAATTACTTAGAAGAAGAGAAGTACTGGAGACACTTCTTAAAACTTTTGACGGTATAAAGACTGACGAGGTTAGAAAGTTTAAGACAGGAATAGAGAGTTTACTTTCTCAGTACGAAAAAATATCTGGTATGCGTGGAAAAATGAAGCCTCAAGGAAAGCAGTGGACAGCAACGGGAGGTTGGGGTGAGTGGAAAGACGGTAAGTTAATTACCAAGGATAAAATAGGAAACGCAGGAGAGATAGCTAGGGAACTGGAGCAATTAGATAATTTGACTAGGAAAGAAGAGAGTAGAGCGAAGAGGATAAAAGCAAGTAACGAAGCTGAATTTAAAGCCGCTAAACGAAGATCGGCTTTCTTAAACAAGGAACACAGTGCTAGAAAGCTAATAGAGCGTTTAAAGAAGAAGGGCTTACAAACAACTGAGTTAGAACTAAAGCTAGAAAAAGCTATAACGAAAGAAGACAAGGAGCAACTAGATGCCATAGCTAGAGAAATAGATATGACTAATGCAAAAGCAACTAGAGCAGGTAAGGCAAGCAAGAGTGGGGGTAGTGGTGGTGGAACGACTTCCGCTAAGACAGGAGGCGGTGGAAAATGGGGAAGGATAGGTCAGAGTGCTTTGATTAGTGGCGGTTTTCCTCTCTTATTTGGTCAAAGTGTTGGAGTGGCAAGTGCTAGTGCCGTTGGTGCTGGAATAGGAGAGTATTTAACCCCTGGAGGTGGTTTTGCTGGAGGTATAATTACTTCTGCTGTTGCTTCTAAAGTAGCGGAAGTAATTGAGTTTAGAAAAGAGGTTTCAAATCTAAATAAAGATATGGCCTCTATGGGTATTACTTCAGAATTTAGTGCAGGACAGATAGCAAAATTAGGTAAAGCTTTAAGGGTAACTAAACAAGAAGCTTTAGAAATAGCAAAAGGATTTAAACGATATGGAGGAAAGAAGGGTGGTTTATTTGCAGAATTTTTCGGAGATGCACAAGTATTTGAAACTACAGCACGTGCAATAGATATTCAGTCAGCTATAGCTGCAATTAAGGCACAAGAAAAAGATATGACTCCAGAGCAAGAACTACAATATAGGATCATGCTTCAAACTGAAGGTGTAGAAAGAACAATTAATTCTTTAGTAGAAAAGAGAATAGCACTGCGTAGAAAAGAATTTGACGAGAAACAAAAAGAGGCAAGAAAGAGAGCAGAAAGTATGAATGCAATGGACGGAACGATGGTGGGTTTTGTTTTAAGACAAAACCAGAAGAAGGAACTAGAAGATCAAATAGAAAAAGAAAAAGAACTTATAACGCAATTTGAGAAGGAAAGGGATTTAAGGAACGAATTAGCTTTAGCAGCAGAAAGACAAGCACAATCAATAAACACAGCAATAGAATCTACTGAA